TACAAATTCAGTCAAAAAAAATCTTCAATAGTGGAATTGACTGAACCGCTATTGAAGATAGTTATTAACATTAATACTATATAGAAGTATGAATGTATCTAATTACAGTAGCAAAGGTAGCGAAAATTATCCTACCAGCAATAGTGTGAATACATCAAATGTAAATCACACAAGTGAAATACAGTTCTATAATCACCCTTTATTCGGGCAAATCAGAACAGTAATTGTGAATGATGAACCGTATTTTGTAGGTAATGATATTGCCACATCATTGGGATATGCAAAACCAAGAAATGCCATTACCCAACACGTTGAGAATGAGGACGCCCTAAAATGGGGCATCCCTGATAATCAAGGTTTAATTCAAGATACTACAATTATTAATGAAAGTGGAATGTATTCATTAGTTTTTGGATCAAAACTACCGACAGCAAAAGATTTTAAACATTGGGTAACAAGTGAGGTTTTGCCCTCTATTCGTAAGCATGGTGCATACATGACCAGCGAAACTCTTGAAAAGGCTCTGACCTCACCCGATTTTTTGATTCAGCTTGCAACCAATCTGAAAGAAGAAAAGCAGAAGCGTATCGAAGCCGAACAGAAGATTCAGAAAGATGCACCTAAAGTTCTTTTTGCTGATGCCGTTTCAACTTCTCAACGTTCTTGTTTAGTTGCTGAACTGGCGAAAATATTACAGCAAAATGGAGTGAATATCGGTCAAAATCGTTTGTTTAGCTGGATGCGTGAAAATGGTTATCTCTGTCAGAAAGGGCAGTATTATAATCAACCAACACAGAAAGCTATGGAATTGGGGCTTTTTGAACTAAAAAAAACTATAATCACTAAGCCGGACGGTTCTGTATTAGTAACTACCACTACCAAAGTAACAGGTAAAGGACAGATTTATTTTGTAGAAAAGTTCTTGAATAAAGATGCAGCTTAAATAACAAAGCACACCCGTTTGTTTCAATTCGGGTGTGCATAAACTAATTGCTTATGAATTCAATAAATGAAAACGGTTGTAGAGTCTGCCAACCAGGCAAAGAGAATTATTGTACCTTCTCAATAAAGCTAAGAGGCAAAGTAAGGCGAATGTACCAGTACGATTATAGAACTGAATCCGGCGATCTCTTTGCCACGGTAGCCCCAACGCTGAAACAATGCAGAGAAGAACGGGATATTTGGCTAACTTCACGACAATAACTCGATTGTCGTGTATAACAATTGAAGAAATTTCGTTATCTTTGGTTGTGGTAGTACCTTTGAGGTACTATCGCGGGTTAGAGAAAAAGACATCTCGCTACTTTGACTTGGTAGAGATAGGTGGGGCGTTACCACCACCCGCAACTGATTAAATTAGAAATGAGAATGAATAAAAATGAAATATTGGCTATTGAAAAAGGTTACTATGTAGATGATTCCGGTTGCGCATACTCTCCAAAGGGAAAGCGTGTTGGCACATTAGGAAATCGTCCGTATTATTATATAGGCATAAAGGTGAATAAAACCAAGGTTATTAAGGTCTATGTTCACCGATTGCAAGCATATCAAAAATATGGTAATGATATTTACAAACATGATATCGAAGTAAGACATTTGAATGGTAATTCTTTGGATAACTCAAAAAACAATATAGCTATTGGTACGGCATCAGACAATGCAATAGATAAGAGTCCTGATACAAGGCGCAGGGTTAGTATGATAGCTTCTAGAGCTACTTCGGATAAGATAAAAAGAATTAGTGATGAAGTAGTATTAGAGATTCGTGAAGACAGGGCGAATGGTATGTCATACATTGATCTAATGACAAAATATAATATTAGCAGTAAAGGTACTTTGAGTTATATTGTAAACAGAAGAATAATAGCAATGTAGAATATAACGCTTGGTTCTATTTATTATAATAACTACGATTATTAACTTTTAAAATTGACACGATTATGAACGTATTGACGCTTTCGATTAAGCAAAAGTATTTTGATGAGATTTTAGCAGGTAAGAAAACTCACGAGTACCGTGAGATAAGACCTACCAATGCAAAAAAGTATATCACCTACTTATGTGGTGGTAAAGAATACAAGGCTGATGAAGAATTGCCTGAAGAGGGCGAAATAGAACTGAAGCCTATCAAGTACGATGCTATAAAACTTCTTACAGGCGAATACAAAGGCAAACGTCCGTATATCATCATTGAAGTTAAGAACGCAGAAGCATCAATCCTCACAGACGAAAATGGTGACGATATTGTTTATGAGTATCAGGGCGAAGAATATTTAGCTGCCCAAATGGACTATACTTTAGGAAAGGTGTTAGAGAAACATATAGATTGATTGTTTAATTTAAAAATTATTGCTGAGTCGCAAGAAGAGTAAACAGAGTAGCCGGACCGCGCAGAAACATGAATGGCGCAGGGGCTGGCGGTAGATTAGTAGCCAATCGTAGAGGGACGGCAAGTGCCACCCAGTTAGGTTCACGTAGACAGCGTTACAGTGATCTCCGTGTTTCATTTGGATTATCAGGTGGTTAGCTATGAATAAGGTAGAGCAAGCGAACCGATATATAGACCTCATTCGAGTAAAATCGAATGAGGCTTTACTGTTTTTATCACTCGGTAAAGACTCGCTTGTTCTGCTTGATTTAATCTATCCAAAGTTTGACCGAATTGTATGCGTCTTTATGTACTTTGTTAAGGATTTAGAGCATATTAACCGGTGGATTGGCTGGACAAAAGCCAAATATCCAAAGATTGAATTTGTGCAAGCACCTCACTGGAATCTTACTTACATTCTTCGTGGCGGACTGTATTGTGTCCTTAATCCAAAAGTGAAGTTACTGAAGCTTGCTGATGTGGTAAATGCAATACAACTAAAGCATGGTATCTATTACACCTTTCTCGGTATGAAGAAAGCGGATGGCATGAATAGACGTTTGATGCTGAAAGGATATGAATCCAATGGGTACGTGAATAACGGCATGGTTTATCCTTTGGCTGATTGGAATCAAAGGGATATTCTTGCTTACATGAGGCAACATAATTTACCCGAACCTGTCCGATATTCATTGAAAGCTAGTTCGGGAGTTGGCTTCAATCTTGACTGTATGCTTTGGATGGAGAAGAATTATCCACAGGACTTACAGAGAATTTACAAAGTGTTCCCAATGGCTGAAAGAGTGCTTTGGGAATATCATAACAAACAAAATTAATAGGAGGATTGCCGAGTTAGAAAGAAAACCATGTCTCAATTAAAAGCGCAGGCACAGCGTGTTTATAGTAATATAAATTGGAACAAAAGTGGGGCTTATGTTCGTGCTAATAAGATAAATAGAGCATTTCAAAATTCAGCTAAGGCACGTGGCTTTGGTTTAAGCAATGGCTAACATGGAACTATCAAAGTACATAAAGAGCGAATCGGTAGAACTTAATCGTTCTGCCATTCACTTTGCTGACTATAATCCAAGGAAACTATCCGATGAATCACGCAAGACATTGAAACGTGGTATTAAGAAATTCGGTTTGGTCGGTGGAATTGTAGTCAACAAACGTACAGGTTTTACCGTAGTCAGCGGACATCAGCGTTTATCGGTCATGGATGAATTGCAGAAGTTCCCCGATAACGATTACAAAATCCGTGTCGATGTCATAGACGTGGATGAAAAGCAAGAGAAGGAATTAAATATTCTGATGAATAACCCGAACGCGCAAGGTACATGGGATTTCGATGCACTTGCACAAATTGTTCCTGATATTGACTGGAAAGACGCTGGTCTGACTGATGCTGACTTAAATATGATTGGCGTTGACTACCTATTGCAGACAGAAGAGGAAAACTCTATTGCAGATGCTCTGTCTGATATGATGTTGCCTGTTACCGAACTGAAAGAAGCAGATAAAGCCGCTAAGCAATTAGAACGTGCCGAGAAGGTTGCCCACATGAAAGAAGTCAAGCAGCAGGTAAAGGAGAATGCACAGAAGCAAGCCGAGAATATGGATGCCTATGTAATGCTCTCTTTCGATACCTACGAGGCTAAAGCCGCATTCTGTAAACGGTTCGGTTATGAGCCGGATATGAAGTTTATCAAGGGAGAAATCTTTGATGAGCAAATTGAAAGAATAGATTAGTAACTTAAAATTAGGAGAATTGCCGAGTCAGAAGAAGAAAGACGGTGAAACAACTCGAAAATCAATACGAAAGATTGAGAAACAGTGAGCACATGCTTGGAAGAAATGCTTTAAGGAATGAGTTAAGAGTACGAAACGCTTTTATCAATACAAGAAGCAGGATGGAAAAAACAACCGCGAGCAGAGGTTTAAGTAACGGATAAGATTATGAGTAATAGTGAATCTCAAAAAACAAAAGGTCGTGGAGGAAGAAAGCCTAAGTTTGATTATACAGACAAGGACTTTCTTTCTCTCATAGAATCGTATGCAAAAAAGGGGTTCACAGACAAGGAAATCGCTTTTGCTGTAGGATTGGCTCCACAGACATTTTGTGAGAAGAAAAGTCAGTACTCTGAATTAAGTGAAGTATTAACGCGCGGGCGGGCTACCATAACTGCAACAGTCCGGGCAAAGTTCCTAGCTATGGCTTTAGGTGGTGTCAAGACAAAAAGCACCACTATCAGAAAGATTAAGGACAGGGACGGGAATCTAACAGGTGAAGAAGAAGTTCAAGTTGTAGAAGGTGAGCTGGCTCCCAGTTTACAGGCGCAGTCTGTTTGGTTGTATCATTATGATGAAGATTGGAGAAAGGTTGAACGCAAGCAGGATGAAGATGCCGATGTTCCTACGGATATAGAGCATGGCATTAGCATTGACTCCTGGATTAAAGACAAACTGAAATGATAATACCCCAAGAAATTTATCACCCATTATATACCGATACGGAGAAGTTCATTATCCTTATCACCGGTGGCCGTGGTTCCGGTAAGTCTTTTAATGCTTCTACCTTCATAGAACGGTTAACTTTTGAAATGAAGGAAGTTGAGAAGATTGTGCATCAGGTTCTTTATACCCGCTATACGATGGTTTCTGCCGGTATGTCTATCATTCCCGAAATGATGGAAAAGATAGAGCTTGACGGAACGACCAAGTATTTCAAGACCACCAAGACAGATATAGTAAACAAAATGACTAAGAGCCGTATCATGTTCCGGGGTATTAAAACATCTTCGGGTAATCAGACGGCAAAGCTGAAATCCATTCAGGGTATCACTACTTTCGTCTGTGATGAAGCGGAAGAATGGACCAATGAAGAAGAATTCGACAAAATTATGCTCTCCATCCGTAAGAAGGGTATTCAGAACCGGATCATCATTATAATGAATCCTTGCGACTCCAATCACTTCATCTACAAAAAATACATTGAGAACACTCACAAACTGGTAGAGATTGATGGTGTGCAGGTTCAAATTTCCACTCATCCGAATGTGCTTCATATCCATACTACTTACCTTGATAATTTGGAAAACCTTTCACCGGAGTTTCTAAAAGAAGTTGAGGATATGAAGGTGGGCAATCCCGAAAAGTATGCTCATGTGGTTATCGGTCGGTGGGCTGATGTGGCAGAAGGTGCAGTGTTCAAGAAGTGGGGTATTGTTGATGAATTTCCTCCTTATGCTAAAAAAGTGGCTCTTGGACTTGACTTTGGTTTTACACATGACCCATCAGCTTGTGTTAAGTGTGGAATTGTCAATAATGATTTGTATATTGATGAAGTATTCTATAAAACAGGAATGCTTGTGTCTGACCTGATAAGGGAATTAAAAAAAGAGAATCTTCATGTTTATGCTGATAGTGCCGACCCCAGATTGATACAAGAAATAGCTAATGGAGGAGTTATAATATATCCAGTACAAAAAGGGGCTGGTTCAATAGTTGCAGGCATAGAACGGATAAAAGATTTTGATAATGTCTTTTTAACCAAACGCTCTTATAACTTGCAACAGGAAAAACGCAATTACATATGGGCGAAAGATAAAGACGGGAACTTTATCAACGAACCTGAAGATCACGATAACCATGGAGAAGATGCTACCCGCTATTATGTAAACGGGCATATCTTCGGGCAGATAATAAAACCCAAAAACGTCAGTAAATCAGATTTAGGAATCTATTAAAATAATGATATGAATAACTACCTACAACAAATAATGACTTACTTCCGCAATCTGGCTTTGAATTCGGCAGGTGTAGAGCGGAATTTGTATCAACTTATCCAGGATGGGGATATTGAAGCGGCTATTGATATGATGCAGAACCGGGATGATGAAGTGAATTCTGCCATTAAAGAGTATAATCCTCAAACACATGAGGTAATGTCAAGGTCAAATAAATACCGGAAGAATGATGATCCTTATATTTCGGAGAAGCTTCCGCGAACTAGACAGAGATATATTAATGAGGTGGAACTATTCTTCCTCTTGGGAAATCCCATTAAATGGAAGAAAGAAAACGGCTCTGATGATGCATTTGCTCTGTTTACGGACTTCATTAAAACGACTCGTTTCAACTCTACTATGAGACAGTCAAAGAGACTTGCCGGTGCTGAAACAGAATCGGCTAAAGTTTATCACCTGTATAGGGATGATAGGACAGGGGAGCGGCAAGTAAGAAGCAGGGTAATAGCTCGTTCTAATGGATATAGACTTCGTCCTTTGTTTGACCAGTATGGGAACATGACTGCCTTCGCTTATGGGTACAAACTAAAAGAAAACGGTAAAACTGTTCAGCACTGGGATATTCAGACACCAGATATGCTTTTCTTTTGTCGGAAAGGAAATATTGGGTATGAGGTAGAATCTTATCCGAACCCTACAGGAAAGATTAATGTACTGTATTATAGTCAACCCAAAGCATGGGATGGAGCGGAACCAAGATTAAAGCGTGAAGAGATTTTGGATTCAAAGGTAGGAGATACCAACAATTACTTTGCAGATCCCATAGCAGTGGCTTCCGCTGATGTTATTCAAATGATGGCGGACCCTAATAAGCCTGGTAAACTAATCCAATGTCAGGGAGCAAATTCAAAGTTCGAGTATGTCAATCCTCCACAATCATCTGAAACCAGAGAGGCAGAGAAGCAAGATTTGAATGATTCCATCCTGTTTGATACCTTCACTCCTGATTTCTCTTTCGATAAGATTAAAGGCATGGGCACTCTCTCTGGGAATGCAATCAAGAATGCCATGATCTTGGGATATATTAAGAGGGATAACCGGAAAGAAATGTATGAAGAACTTATAGATAGAGAAAAGAATCTAATTATAAGTATCTTGAAGTATCTCCATTTGGATAAAACAGCAGGATTGGACAAGCTGGAAATCTCCTTTGAATTCTCTGAACCGTTTACTGAAGATAAGCAAAGAACATGGAATGCTATCGGTAAATTATATACTGATGGAATAGCATCACTTGAACAGGTTGTTCAGATGCTGGCGCTGACTGACGCTCCAGAAGAAGAAGTTGAAAGAATAAGGAGTGAAAAAGGAAATGAGAAAGGAGATATCTTAAAAAATGATCTTATTTTGAATGCGTAGTCTAAAAAAATAGGAGGTATAAATTTCGTATATGAAAAGATAGAGCATAAAGTGGTAACTCGTATGAATTACCACTATTTTTTATAGCAAAAATTATAAATATCAGAATATAATTTTGGATTATAGAATTGTATTCGTATCTTTGTCATATAATAATTGAGTAACCAATGAGAATCTTTACAGAACAAGCGTTAAAAGAATATGCAGAGGATCACCCTGATTCAAAGGTAGCTTTACAAGAATGGGCTACTATCGTTAAAAGAAGTGAGTGGACTTGTTATGCTGATGTCAAGAAAACATTTAATAGTGTAGATAATGTAGGTAACCAGCACTATGTGTTCAATATTAAAGGCAATAACTATCGTTTGGTAGTAGTCATTAAGTTTACTGTTAAGTTTGTGTATGTTCGCTTTATTGGTACTCATAAAGAATATGATAAAATAGATTGCGCTAATATTTAGGATTATGACAAAAATAGAAAATCAAGCCCAGTATGAATGGGCAGTAAAAAGAGTAGAGGAGCTTCTTCCATTAGTGAAAGACGATACTCCTTTGGACGATCCGAATACTATAGAATTGGAGCTTCTTTCTAATTTAGTTGCTGATTATTCAGAAGAACATTTCGCCTTGGGAGAGCCAACGCTTGTAGATGTTCTTAAACTTCGTATGTACGAAATGGGACTGAATCAAAAATCACTTGCACAGTTGGTTGGTGTTAGTCCTTCCCGTCTTAGTGATTATATTTCCGGTAAATGTGAACCGACTTTGAAGGTTGCACGTGAGATAAGCCGAAAATTGAATATTGATGCTAATATAGTGTTGGGAGTATAGAACATATTCTTAGAAATGAGTGTCGGTTGTGACATTATGCGGTCGGCGCTCATAGACCTTTCAAACAACAGTTTGAGAAAACTTAGAAAGATTTATAATCTTTAGTAAAGGAGTTGTCTGCAATAAATTTGATTTAACAAGGGGATCAAAATAGAATAATAAGATGATATCAACTTGGAAGAAGATTACTGATGCACATATAGCAAATATTTCTCAATTATTAGCAAATCTTAGAATAGTTGCTCATGACTATGATAAAACCAAAAGACATATTTCTGATATTGGGTTTAATATTTTTCGCTTGACCTCTGATATTTATTATCGTGAAAACTATCATTCAGATGTTATCAAGGCATTTCTTGATCCCACGGAAAAACATAACGAAAAATCGTTGTTCTTACAATTATTCATAGAAATGCTTAATTTGGCTGGGAAAACAATTAAAAAAGACGACTTTAAAGATGCGAAAGTAGTCAGAGAAGAAGGTAAAATCGATATTTTGATAAAATCAGAAACTACTAAAAGAGCCATTATCATTGAGAATAAAATAAATAATGCTGGAGATATGGTTCGCCAACTACCTCGTTATTATGATCTGGTCTCATCTAATTTTACAATAGATGCCATCGTTTATTTACCTTTAGATAAATCTAAACGGCCTGATGAAAGTAGTTGGACAAAACAGGATAAAATAAATGTGCACCAACATTTAGTAATCATACCTGCTTATTCATTGGATAATGGTATAAACCTCGTGGATAGCTGGATTAAACCAGCAATATTACAGGCGCAAAATATGAATTGCATAGCTATTTTACGTCAGTATGCAGATTTAATAACATATTTAAATTCAAATATAATGGATACAATAATTTTAGAGAAGTTTTATAATTCTTTGATGGATGGAGAGAATCTTAAGACTGCCAAGTCAATCAGAAATATGATGAATGATTTGCCCGAATATATGGCGATTAGGCTAGAGGATAGATATAAAGAAAATCACTCTCCTTTTGCAAAGGTTTGGCGATATAAGGGTACTGATATGGTTTTTGAGGGATATACTATTGGGACTTTATATTTTAAAATGGATATTTGGTGCAATGAGGAAGGGTATTATGTTCATTTTTGGGAGCCCAATGAACAATGTGACATTTTGGAATATTTTGAGACTTCCAAATCATTAGTTGGATTTGAATATTATAATAATAATCGGTTTGATATAATCAAACACTTTGATTTTAACAACGAAAATGGCTTATTGGCGTTTATTGATTCATTTTTAGTAGAATTATCACAAAGAGAAAATTCATAATTTGTAAATGTCTGATGTGATAAAATGGTCTGGTTATTATTAATTGCCTCGAATAGGCATAATTCATTTTTATAATATTTTAGGCGTGATCTTGTTACTTCACGCCTTTTTTATGCTATTTCTCCACAATCTCTTTTTAGTGAACTTCACACTATCTGATAATATCTTTTCTATTCATTTCTTCCAACTTCATCCCATTCACGACAATTAGTTCATTGTCGTGAATCGTGCCTCTAAATATTTACCAATAACCTTTTTTGTAGGTATTTTTACCTTCACAATTTGAAAATAAAAATCATACAGTATGAAAGAAAAGATTTTCCAAAAGCTAAAACAAGAATTTTCTCATCTTGGATTAGGAGATGTTATTCTGCAGGCACATGCCGAAAGCCTTTCGGCTATCGGTCTTGTTACTGACGAAAATATCGACACTGTTATTTCTGCACAAAAGGGATTCCTTGAGAACCTTCAGAAGACGAGTGACAAGCGTGTTACTGATGCTGTTTCCAAAGCTAAAGCTGATGCTAAAAAAGAGCTTGAGACGGAAGAAGCAAGGAAGAAGGCCGAGGAAGAAACTAAAAAGCTGGAAGAACAGGCTAAACGGGAGAAAGAAAAGGATATGCCGGAATGGTACAAGGCAGAGAAAGCAGCCACTGAAAAAACAATCCAAGAGTTACTTAATACGAATAAGACTCTTCTGGAGGGTTTGGACAGTATCAAGAAAGAGAATGATACTTTTAAGGCTGAAAAGACAGTTGCCGAACGGAGCAATCTGATCGTATCCAAAGCCAAAGAATTGGGCATACCACAGTGGCGAATTGAAGAAGGCTTCTCTATTGCATCCGATGCAAATGAGGAAGCAATCACTTCTCATCTTACTACGGTAGCGAACAATGTTAAGGCGCAATTACTACCAGGCAATAAAACATCATTCCCTCTGTCAGATAATAAGCCAGATAAGGGAGAAGTAGATGCAATTGCCAGATCATTAGTCGGTTAATAAAAAAACAACAGGATGACAAAAGCTAATTTAAACAATGAAAGAGAGCAGATAATCTTCGGTGATGATTCAATCGTCATTCAGAAGTACATTTCCGGCATTAAAGGTGGCCGGACGCTCAATGTTACCGGTTTTTCGGAAAAGGTAATTAAAGCCGGTCATATTATTATCCGAAAGGATAGTGATGGGACGTATAAACCTATGCCCGTGACAAATGATGCTTATGCAGCATTACCGGAGGGGCACAGTTACGCAGGAGTACTGTACCGTAGTATTCGTACTGCAAAACCGTTTGCGTCAATCATGACGTGGGGAGAAGTAAACGATGTGGCAAAGCCCTATGATATGGCTTCCGTTCTGGATGCATTCAAGGCAGCTTGCCCTCATATTGATTTCATTAAAGACGAGGAGGCATAATAAATGGAAAAATCACTTTACTTAGAGTATACTCAAAGATTCTTCCCTCAATTGGTAATTTCCATTATCGAGAGATTGAACGAAAAGAGAGCTAACCAGCTTCCTTACATGTATAAGACGTTGCTTACACCTGATTTTTCAGCTGATGGACGTTGGACCAGTATTCTGGCTGAATATAATCGTGTGGCTGCTGATGTAGTTTCTTTGGATTCTGAACTTCCATTGAAGACTCGTGATTCGATTGAAACTGCTTCCGGTGAAATTCCTAAGCTTGGTATGAAACTTTATCTGACAGAAAAGCAGATGAAGGATATTGATGCTATGATCGCTCAGAATATGCCAATCAATCAGATTGTAAATAAGATATTCAATGATCTCCCTCGTTGTCTTGAAGGAGTTTGGGAGCGCATTGAAGACATGTTTCTTTCTGAATTGTCAACCGGTATTGGTTTAAGCGAACGCAATAATGGAACCGGTGTTCGTATTGATGTTGGTTATTATACTGCCAATAAATTTGGAGTGTCTGTTCTGTGGGATAATCCTGATACTTCAAAGCCTCTTGATGATATGCAGAAGGTATTTGATAAAGCTCTGGAAGACCAGAATACGATCACTGACCTTTGGCTGGATGATGTCGCTTTGAAAGGATTCTATCAAAGCAAACAGGTACGCGGTCAGTATGCTTTCGATAATAAAGTCACTGCTCAGGAGGGTATTGGCGTTCCAACTTTGGACTTTGAAAAAGCTGCTCAGGTCGCAAAAACTAAGTGGGACGTGACGCTCCATCGTGTTGCCCGTAAGATAAAGACTGAACTTAATGGTGTTAAGAAGTCTCATTCTCCTTGGCAGCAGGGTATGGTAGTGTTCACCTGTGATGAAAAGCTTGGTTCTTTAGTATGGACCAATACCGCAGAAATAACCCGTCGTGTTGCAGGAGTTGAATATCAGGTAGCAGATGAATTTATTTTGCTGTCGAAGTATTCAAAGAATGATCCATTGAGAGAGTTTACTTCTTCGCAGGCTATGGTCGTTCCTATCATCAACAATGTGGATAGAATCTATACGTTGGACTCTAAAACAGTACAGGCATGAAAGTAAATGTAATGACAGTTTTTCGTGATAAGTTCACTCATCGCCTTTATAATCCCAATGAAATAATTGAGATTGAGAATGAAGCCCGTATTGAAGACCTGGTTAAACGCCAGTTGGTCGAGATTGTCTCAGAGAAGAAGGAAACCAAAGGTATTACTCTTTTTGAAAAAGAGGTTGAAAAGAAAGCTTTGGTTGAAGCGTTGAAGTCGGTCGGTGCTCAGGTAACTGGAACAATGGGAGAGAAAACTCTCTTGGATAAAATTGTGGAGCTTGACGAAGAAGCGACTACTAAACTGAAAGAAGCATTGGGCATAGAATGACAATACATGACTACATAAAGCAGAGATTCTCCTACATCGGTGAAATATCCGATGCGGGAGCTTCCGATTTCGCTGTTGATTTTGGAATAAAGACAGAAGCAGAAATGACAGATGAAATGAAGAAAACGATCTCGATCTTAATCGATGGATTTATTGAGAGAAATATTCTTCATCCTACATCAATGAGTGAAGGTGGGGTTTCCATATCTTATGGGGCTGATGCTATCAAAAATTATGGTCTTTTGATGCTTAAGAAATATGGAATAACCTTGAATGATGAAATTTCTGCTTTGGTAGGCTTTAGTGTGATTAAAGATGTATCTAATCTTTGGTAATTATGATTCCACAGTTCAGACCTCATATATTACAGTATCAAGTAACCACCGGAGAGTATGAAGATGAAATAGGTGATTATCATCCTGGTGATTCCCACTTTGAAGGTAATATTCCTTGTCGGTTCGAGCCCAATGGAAAAGCCACTACAATAGCTTTTGAAGATGGAAAGACTTATGTGTATCAGTATGTGGTTTATCTGGATCAGAATTGTAGGGAGTTTAAGTATGGTGATAACATACGTCTTTTGAGGGATGGAGTTGTAGTTGAAGAGAAACAGGTACAAGGGTTTCATAGAGGGCAACTAAATGCAAGATTATGGGTATAAAGTTGACAACACCAATGGCAGAGATTGATGCTCTGTTTGCTTCCGAAGCAGTAAAGAATGATAAACTTGTTATTCAGGCATTATCCAATCTTGGGGATATGTGCATAGCTGAAGCTAGAGACAGGGCAGAAGAAGACAGTTGGTTCAACCAGACTGGAAATCTGCGAAGTTCTATTGGTTATATCGTTGTCGTCCATGGGAGTATTGTCAAGATGTCGGGCTTTGAAACAGTTTTGAATGGTTCTGAGGGTTCAATGACTGGTCGGAAGTTAGCAGAAGAACTCTCAAAGAAGTATTCAAGTGGTCATGCTTTGGTTGTTGTTGCCGGGATGAACTATGCTGAATATGTAGAAGCTAAAGATGGTAAATCTGTTCTTGCATCTGCTGAACTATTGGCTCATTCTGAATTTTATAATGTGATGGAGAAACTTAAAAGCCAATCAGTAAGATGAAATCAGATATTGAAATAAAGGATGATATTTACCAAATAATCAAAGGCTCTGCACTTGAAAAGGCTGTTACTGGAAAGTTGAAAAAAACTAGACGTCCGGCTAATTCCAATAAAGAGGACATTGTAATTTCCATACTTGAAAACGGTAGCGGTCAAGTTCAGGAGGCTTTTGTGAATGTGAATATTTATGTTTCTGATGACGTAAGAGATGGACAGGCCGAAGAGAATTCGTCCCGGCTTCGTCAATTATGTAAATTGGCTACTGAACTTCTTGAAGTGCAACGTGGAGAAGATTACCGCTTTACGCTGGATAAACAGAGGGTAATGGAGGTGAACGGTAAAAACGAACACTTCATCAATAACAAATTATTGTATAAACAAGTAAATGAATAAAGATTATGGCACAATTATCATGGGGTAAACCCTCAATTGAATTTGGCAAGTGTGGGGCTGATGGTGCTGCACCTACCACATGGACCAAACTTCCTTATGATCCGGTGGAGAACTCTACCAAGTTGACACCAACCAAAGGTGAAAAGAAGGAAGCCAAAGTAGAAGGCGGTGAGAATGAAGCCGTGAAGTATGCAAAGAATACCTATGTGTTCGAGTTCGAGGTTCGTGCGGCTCTGGGTCGCTCTAAACCTATCGAAGATATAGACGGAGTAGTAGCGGAGGAATACGCTTTCCGTCTGACACCGGAGAACCCAGAATGCGAAGGCTTCCTGATTGAACGTTCTACAGTATCAGTTGAAGATACATTCGACACCGCTGAAGGTAAGAAATGGAAGTACACTGCTGATGTCCTGAAACCTAAAACAGGTAATCAGGTTAAACCTTACACTGCGCAACAGTTGCCAGTGGCTCCTAGCTCTCTCGTATTTGAGAAAGAGGCTGATACTACAGGGAAGGCTATCACCGTAACCGCTACAGGAGCTGTTGCTGCTGTATCAAGTGAATCATGGGCGACTGTTGCTGTTGCTTCAAAGACCGTTACAGTTAAAACCTCTGCTAATACAGGTGCTCTTAGAGCTGCGAATATTAGTATCATGGCTGATGGAAAGACTTCCGTTGTCACCGTATATCAAGCAGGAGTATAAAGAAAAGCGGGATGTAACACACCTCATCCCGCATCTGCGGCTTTCGTATAACGGTAGTACATAAGTCTCCCTGACTTGAAGTCTTGGTTCGAATCCAAGAAACCGTTTTAATAAAACTCTACATCATGGAAGATAAAGAAATACTTGAAATGGGTATTGCTGATACAATCATTGAAAAGCCAATAGGTTTTATTGTTGATGAACAGCATTTCTACATATATCCTGTTACATTAGGAAAGACATATATTCTAGCTAGGCTGTTGAAAAGTCTGGAGACTAATGAAAAAGGGTTGGTCAGTAATCCATATATGGAAGCATTACGTTTGTGTACCGGGAAGAAAGATGTCGTCTGCCGCATTTTAGCCTATCATACATTCAATAGAAAAGAAGAACTGTTTGATAATGTCCAGATAGATGATCGGGTGAATTTGTTTGTAGATAAACTGGATTTGGAAGAACTAGTTACACTGTTTACTCTCGTTCTCTCGAACGATAATACAGAAGAGTATATCAAATACTTCGGAATAGATAAAGAACGTGTAGAACGCACAAGAATCGCCTCAGTAAAGAAAGATAATAGTAGTATAACCTTTGGTGGAAGGAGTATCTATGGAACAATGATTGATTTTGCTTGTCAACGTTACGGGTGGACAATGAATCATCTTCTATGGGAGATCAGTTATGCCAATCTTAAAATGCTTATGGCAGATGCTATAACTACCATCTACCTAAGTGAAGAAGAACGAAAACTGCTTGGAAAGAGCATAGGAGAGGTGATAAATGGGGATGATCCGATAAATAGGGAATTGGTAAGGGAGATGATTAGAGAGTAAATTAAAAGCCGGAATGACTCCAGCTTTGCTGATATTTATTGCTTTTATATCTCTTTGATTTTATTAATCTGGTTTTAATATATTAAAGATATCTTCGGCTGGATGTTGTATTAAGAAGACAAGAAATGCTTTATAATTGTCTTATAACAATGTTCATTCCATTTTTTTTAATCTATTCATAGGGTAGTAAAGTTTGAGTAAAAAAAGGCAAATACATGGAATGAGAGATAAAATGATGGAAATAAAAATCCATCCCGATACATTATAATGATTTTCTGCGGTAAAGAAATAATGTATCCATGCATTTATCATATTTTGCAATTTTTGATGTGCTGTCTGAGGATTATCTGACATATAGGTATATTCATCATATTCATTATTAAAATGGATATTTTGGGCATGTAATTTAATGGTTTTGTAGGAAACAAGTAAGGTAGAGTCTATTGTTTTAATATGATTGTCTTGGACATTTTTATTATCATATTTTAAAAGTATAAGTGCTTTTTCAAGTTTTACCATTTCGTTTATTTCATGTTTGATTTTGTCGGAAAATTTACATGGACTTTCGTTGATTAAACTTAAATAAGATTTGGTTAATCTGATATCATTTTGTACTATGTCGATTAGATTTTTATTATAGAACAAAGAATGAGTACATGTTGGAATTAAAAGTATTGCCCATATCATATAAAAGCTAATGCTGGAGATGATTAATTTGAGGCTGTATTTAGAATGTTGCTTTCTAAAAATGCCTTTTAATAAGTTTACTTCTCCTATAATCATCATTATAAAGAATGACGCAGTAATAAACAGATTAATTACAAATGGGAAAGTAGGTATGAGCATGGTAATAGACTTTGCTGATAACCAACAACAATATGCAAATGACAGTAATAAAATAATAGGTATAGTTACTGTTCCTGCAAAAAGAATGGTATTATTTGAAGAATCTTCAGATAGAGATACAACATTATTTTTGTTTCTGTTGTTGGCCTCTATTATGTACCTATCGATATCATTACTGATTATAGTTTGTAGCTCTTTTTTGTCGTTATATTCACAATAATACTGATGAAGTGAATTCATGTGTGCTTTTAGTTGTTCAATATCCGGATTGGAAATATTATCGGCTTTTCGACAATATACATGAATTTGTGGGCGGTTGTTTTCTTTAAAGCTATTATATGCTATATCAAATTCATCCATAGTGATCCCGCCTACATAATCATCAAATATAAAAATTATGCCATCTGCTTCGTTGCGAATAAAATTATTATAATCAGCTTGTCTTCCTATGTTGTCTTTCGTGAGAGATGTTTGGAAATCTTCGAAGGTTTTAACAATACAAGGCTTTTCCCATTTATTTTGCATTTTCCCAAAAATTACACGACAAAGATCGCGCTCATCTTGCAATGCTTTAGAACCTGCTATAAACCATTTTATTGTGTCGTTCATATCTTTACAAGTATTCATGTTTTGGTGATATCACCAAAAATCTATATTCTTCTTCCTTCATCTTAAACTTCTTCCCACAGTTGTGGCAGATAATTTTTGTATATGTCTTTAGTCACAAACTGATGTTGCTAAGAAAAAAGTGAGCTATTATTATAAATCATCAATGAATAACAACTTTTATACATAAGAAATCCTATTCTCCAAAGAATAATTGAATGGGGATTTCTTATATTTTATATAGGAAAGATTAATTGCAACTGTTGAATAGGTCTAAAGGCTGCTTTTCTTTATCTGCGTCTTTTATCCATATATTAACTAATTCAGGGATTCGTTCTATAACTTCTTTACCAAACAAAGCTTCTGTTAATAATCCCATATGCATTGAATCTATAATTCTACATAAGTATGATTTCCCTTTTTCCCACCAAGTAAAATAATCATCTGTTATTAGATAGTGCGCAGTGTATATTCCTAGACTTTCTTTAACTTCCCTCAATTCCCAACCGTCAAGTTGAGTTTCATAAACTCCATCGGCAACTCGACTTCCAAAAGTCGTTGTATAATAATATTCTTTTATTTCCCAAATAGCTTTTGGATTTATAATTGATGGGTATGCACCATCAACTCTTCTAGATAAAGTTCTGACAGGTTTTTTTCCATTAGTATAAGAAGTTAATGCACGTGGGTCATAATCACATATTGTAAAGCCTGACTTTTTAAGTGTTGATTCAATTAGCATATTAACGATGCATGTGAGAAAAGCATAGTCTTTTTTATTCCCTTTTTGTTTGTTCATTGGTAAAGGGCAAGTTGGTGCTAATTCTTGAAAGAGCTTTTCAAAAATACTTTTTGCCTCATTTTGTTTCATCAAATTAGATTTAATAGTCTGTAGCATTTCATCTCTATATTCTAAGTATTCTATTATTTCAGTCCCTAGATCAGTCCATTTATCATTTATGATTAATGAAGAATACTCAAGTTTTTCACTTTTGAATGCTTTTTTGACTTGAACAATTGTAGGAATTACACTTCTGGGATTAGGGTTTGACTTCGTTTTCTTGTAAACATAACCTAATTTCTGATTCAGTAACTTTATGTTTGACCAGAAATCCAGAGACTTATTTAAATATTTGTCGTTTGCTTTCATTTATATATTTTTTAATTTATCACTGTATTGTGAGATAAAGTTGACAAAATCGCAGTTTAATGCAGTACATATCTTATAGAGCTCAACTATATCAACTCTTCTTTCTCCATTTTCTATTTTACTGATGTATGATTGTGGCATACCAATCCTGCTTGCAAGTTCAGTTTGTGTTAGCCCACTCTCCATTCTTAAACTGTAGAGTAGTTCCAACAAGAGATAATATTCTTTTGTGTGAGTAACTTTTTTCATATTACAAAGTTATTTGTCTTTTCTTTATATCCCATTTTGGGATATTTGGTCATAAATGATTAGCTTTGCATTAAAATTTGAACACAGTTGATATGATACAATGCACTCCTCCTAAAACTCAGCTTTTAAAATGGGTTGGAAACAAACAGAAATTTGCAGTTGAAATAGTTAAGCATTTCCCTCATTCATATAACTTTTTTTATGAACCGTTTTTAGGTAGTGGTGCAATCCTTGCTACTGTTGCACCATCTAATGGGATGGGCTCTGATATTTTTACTCCCTTAATGGACATTTGGAATAAATTGTCCCTTGATCCTGAAGGACTTGTTGAATGGTATAAAGAAAGAAGAAACCTTATGGAACAAATAGGTAAAGCAGAAGCTTATAATGTTATAAGAGCTTCTTATAATGCCAATCCCAATGGAGCAGATTTTTTATATCTTTCTAGAGCTTGTTATGGAGGAGTTATCAGATTCCGAAAGTCTGATGGTTTTATGTCAACCCCCTGTGGTGTACACACTCCGATATCGATTGGAAGCTTTGAAAAGAGAGTAAAAGAATGGAATAGCAGACTAAAGAATGTCAGGTTTGAAAAATTGGACTACAAAGATGTCTTTTCTATGGCTCAAAGGAATGATTTCATTTATTGTGATCCTCCATATTCACATAGTCAAAGTATATTGTATGGTGCTCAAAGTTTTCAGTTGGAAGAATTGTTTAATGAAATTGATAAAGCTAAGGCTAGAGGAGTGAAAGTGGCTTTGAGTATTGATGGGAAGAAAAAATCGGGTCAGTATGTCTGTGATCTTCCAATCCCTCCTAATTTATTCGAGAAAGAAATGTATATAAATTGTGGAGGATCAATGCTAAAACGTTTTCAACTTGAGGGAGAAAATCTTGAGAACGAGAATGTTTTGGATAGACTATTGCTGACATATTAATATGACGTAAAAAGCGTTGTGATTTGCTTTCAAATTAGCACCAAAAACTGCGAAATATATGGGAAATGCTAATGGGTAAAAATAAAGCCGGATTTCTCCGGCTTTAAAACTATTAATTAAGGTTACATAGAAGATGGCAGTAGACGTTTTGACAATTCTCGTAAATCATAAATTAAGTCCGTGATATTCTTAGAACAATCGTGGGAGACTTGTACAACTGTGTCTAAAGTCTCTATATATTCTTTTTCGTTTTTTTTAATGTCAATGCCTAAAAGAGCTCCTTGTCTTCCCCAATATAGATTGTGATTTCCTTCCATAGTACAAATTTTATTATAACAGTCAGGAGTATATACACAGACTAAACTGATTAATCTATGAAGTTTTTTTCGTTCCTCTCGATAAGCATCATGATGTTGGCTGAGAGATATTTCTTTTATTGTATCTATATAACTTGATGTTAATGAAATAGCGTGCTCAAAATAGCTTAGTAATTCAATAATTTCAGTTATGGCTTTTATTCTTTCTTTATTACTTTTGTGTTCTTCTTCTATCTCTTTCAAGTCAATGTCTCTTTGAAATTTTTCTTTTTCTCTTTTTTGCTGGGCTTTATTGTTCATTTTGGTGCCAATCAAATTCATTCCATATCCAATTATTATACCACTAAATGAAATTATTGCTACTAGAACTGTTGTGTCCATCTTCTTATTCCTCCATCTTAAATTTAGTACTTTATTTAATTAACTCAGCTTCTAAAAGATAGCTATTAGGTTTTAGTTTCATTTGATAATATTTCATAGTTCTACCTTTCAAAGAGTTTATTATCAGTTCTTTATCCGATTCCGTCATTCGAAGGCCAAAATATATTCCAGTTACGGATTCAGGTGATATTTCAAATAAACCAGAGGAATATAAAGTTATTCTAATTTCTTCTTCACGTTCCCATGCCATTGATTTAGTAGCAATTAGGCATTTTATAAATTGTACATCATTTACTAAATTATTAGCTATACTATTTATTGAAAATTCTGGGGTATCATTTCTATATTGAACATTTAAAACGCTGTGCAAAAATCCATTTGATAAAGACTTTTGTAGCTGTTCATAATCATATTCAATACAAAAGCCTTTATGTCCATTAGTGTAATATGCCCATAATAATTCATTAATGACAGTTTTGCTTAAAGAAAATATTCCCAATTTAGTTCTTGCTTCTGCTATTATCTTTTCGTAATTGTCTTTTGCTGTATTTTTAGGGAGACCACTTTTCTCAATGAAGTCAAAAACTTCATATATCTTACTATCATTGACTATAGTTTCAGCTGGGTCGTTGAGGTTCTGTACAGTTGGCGCATATATTTGGTTATTGACAAGAGTCAATAAATCTCTATATATATCAGCTCTATATTTATACACTTTAGTCATTCGAATAAACTATATTATTAATAAGAATTTTATAAATTCTCTGCTAACTACGTATCCGCAAACATACTTACAATATTCGAAGAAAGCAAGAGAAGGAAATTATATTCTTGGTTTAGCTGGTTTTTTCTGGGTTTCCAAATAACCCACTGGGTTTTGTGGGTTTATGCCAACATTAACTGGGGTTCTTCCGACATTAACCTCATTTCTTCCGTAATAATGCGTCATTATTCCTGCAATAACTTAGTTTCTGACATCCGAAATGTGGTTAATGACATCATTAACTCGGTTTATGTATGCATTAATCGAATTGTTTGCATGACTAATTGAATTATTTGCGGAATAAATGTGTAATAAATAGGGTTGTTTGCGTGAATAATGTGCAAATAGTATGTGAACAGCATATTTGAAACTCATTTACGACATATTTACATCACCTTAAATAAAGATTCTACAACCTAACAGCATATTTAACAGCAACCTAACAGCACCTTAAATAAAGGTATTATTATATAGATATATTAAATAGAAGTTTTATATGTTTCTCTCTCAATCTCTCAAAAAAACTATTTTAGTCCAAGTTTCTTCAAAGCAGCTTCTTTGGCTTTAGCTCTTTCTTCGGATAATAATTTAGCTTTGCTTTTGACTTTCTTTTCGATGCTGATAACTGCAAGCTCTTCAAGAGATTTTGAGAATGAAAGAAAGAATCCTCTTGAATGGTCTGAATATAATCTTAATCCCCAGTTCGTCTGAAGATTCATAAGAACATTGTCTATGTGATATCTAGTTGAATATTTTGATTTGAGTTTTGCTGTCAAGGTTGCATATACCGGAAGATCGGCATATTCGGCCGCCCACTTAATTAAATCGTCTTTCTGAATAATATAACCGGATGCTTGTTTCCCTGCTTTTAGCTCGCCAGATCGTATACTTCCGGCGATTTGGTTAGTACTTACATGTCCCCCACGTTCGCAGATAAATATTGTAGCACTAGCAGCAGAAAAAGTTTCTGGAGTCTGCTCATCTTCTTCGCATTCAGATAAGCCGAACATGCGGGCGATTATAAGGCTTTTATTTGTCTTTGCATATTCGTTATTACCAATGATGCTTTTAATCGCACAGAAGGCACAGAAACAGGCTATATCGAACTCTTTCTTTGGGTTCTTGTAGTAATCCCAGAGAATATCAATGTTAATGCTTACATTTGGAGTTTTAAGATTCATGGTTCGCATTGACTTTTTAGCGTCCTCAATAGAGCTTTCAATATTGCCAAAATTGATATTGAAAAATGACGATGCACTTTTCATTCTTTCAAGTTCCGTACCGAAGTCCAAATTTTGCGAATGTTTATACACAGCGTAATCCATGATACTGTCTATCGTTTCTTTTATGTTCTCAAATGCCCCCTCTAAAAAAGAGATGGGAAAGTTCATGTAGATTAACTTTTTATTCATATATTTGCATCGTTAATTTGTTGAAATACACTGCGATAGTGTATTTGTACTATTTGAACGCTCGCATCGGTCGGCAAACTGGGTGCGGGCGTTTGGTAGATTATTAGACTGACTTTCTATTTGGGCTGTAACTCATTGAGAGTATTTTCTATTGCAGTTCCAATAATGCCTATTTCAGTCTGCATATCTAATTCTTTTCCTTTTCTTAATTCGTGCCATATTCTGCCGAGATTATAGTTTGCATATTCTAAAGTCTCACGCATCTTTTTATTTTCTTCTTCTAATTGGTGCAATTTTGTATTCATCTTTTTGATTAAAGTTTTTAATTTATTGATTTATGCCTAGAGATGGGGTGTATCATCCTTAATCATTTTCGTGTATTCTTCATCAGACATAGGTACATCAAGTACCTCCTTAATAAACCTCCATTTTGCGAATTTGGTTCCAGAACTGTAAGAGGAGGAGATAACAAAGAAATATCTATTTTCTTGTATATATTCCCAAAGGTCAAACTTCCTAACCCCTAATTCTTTACTAATGTCTTCAATGTTAGCAAATTTGCTGTTATGAAAACTTTGATAGAGATTAACACATCTTTTTATCTCTTCTAATGTTAGCGTTTCTTTTTTCTTTGCCATAGTATTCTGATTTTAAAGGTTTTCCGCTAACTTCTTAATATCCTCCTTGCTCGAAACCTTGTGAATAGTTCCGTCTAATTCGATGTAGCCGTTTATGTTGGTCGGTTCCTCGAATAGTTCGGTTATTCTCACATTTAGGGCACTAGCGATTTTCTCCAATGTCTCAAGTGACGGATTTACCTTTCCATTAATTATATTACTCGTGTTCGTCTGTGAAACTCCTATCATTGTGGATAAATCCATGACTTTAACACCTTTCTCTTTACACACTTCTTTTATTCTTAATTCTGCCATAATGTAGTGCATTAATTAGTTATGATACAAAAGTACAATACTTATTCTTGTATTTAATGTACTACATAATTAATTAATGTTAATGTGATGCATTATATTATTGTTTTGTTTTGCTATATTAATCTACTACATTATATTTGCATTGTATAATTGATGTATCACATTAAAACAATACAATTATGAAACGCTACAACTTATCCCAAATCATGAAAGACGCTCATAGATTATATAATAGTAAATCAAGAATGGGTAGAACCTTTGGTGAATGTTTGAAACTCGCCTGGTGTTGGGCAAAAGACGCTATCAAGTTCAAAGAAAAGAGAGAAGCTAAAATACAGGCTATGTTAGCTAATCAGAAGCCGGTAGAGCGAACTATAAGCAATGTTGCTAGTAATCTTACTTGGGATGATTGCTACAACGCAAATAGCAAAGGTTATATGGGTAGTCAGTATTGTGGTGATTAAAGTCAAAGTAATATAGAAATGAATAAAGTATAAACATATAAATAAAAG